CCTAATCTGTTTTACCCAAATTGGGATTCAGAAAAGCACATCTGGAGTGAACTGGAATATCAAAATCCAGTTTTGGACAATGGAAATTTAAGGGAAGCAACAAAAGAAGAACTATACAAAGCTGGAAAATATACTCTTGATGAAAACGAACTGATTGAGAATGGAAAAATCAAGACTGTTGAATTATCTGAATTTGAGTATATCGAGAATAACATCATCAAGTTAAATAGAGAAAAACGGATAGACGAAATCAAAAAAGAACTGTATGAATTGAGACTTGAATATGATATGGCTCCATTTGAATTTGAAGTAGGTGGCGTGAAATATTTGCAGAATAACAGGAGCATAGACCAGTCTAACTTAACGAGAATAGTTGTAATGTGCCAAGCAATGAAAAAGACAGAATTTGAGAACTGGAAATTCTATACGAAAAACGGCAGTGAGAAGTATGTGAATCTAACATTGCAGGACATGATGAAAATGGCGAACATAATGCAGGAACATACTACAAAGGCTATGGCAACGGAAACTCTATTGACACATAATTTAGAGAATTTAACTGATGAAAAGTTAAAAGAATATAATTCTAAAGATAGATACGAAAAAGCGTATAAAAATATGTAAGGAGGTATTTTATGCATCTTGAAAAAGATAAACTGTATATTTGTTTTCATAAGCCTAAAAGCATAATAGGATTCTTGATATCTTTAAGAACATTAGGAAAATACAGTCATTGCGAGTTTATCTACAATGACTATGTATATTTATCAAATCCTGGTGGCGTAAGGATAAAACCTTTTGTGTATAAGGATAATATGGATATTTTTGAACTGGATAGCCACATTGAAATTCCAGTTGTGCTAAAAGAGTTTATGAAATTGAAAGGCAAGGGCTATGATTACGGTGCAATTTTCTTTAGCCAATTATTGGAGCTGGGAATTGAGCATAAGGACAGGTACTTCTGTTCGGAGCTGTGCTTACATCTGATTAACAAGGGATTGGATGAGAGCCTAACGTATAATTTAAAGACATTAAAGGCTAATCAATTTAGCCCTGCAAAGTTGTATAAATATTTAAAGGATATGGAACTGTTAGGAAGAAAGGTGGAATGAAAATGGAAATAAGGAATTTAATCGGAACTGAAATCATGGAGCAGGGGAAAGTATTAAAAGTAACAGATGCCATGCTTGAAGGGGATAATATTGTTCTAATAACTGAGACAGTGGAAAAAGATATAAAGAAAAATGAGAAAAAGGAAGTGATTTAGTATGGAAAGATTTGAAAGAATATTCGACTATTTGCTAAGAGTCGAAGGAGGTTATTCTGACGATAAAAACGATAAAGGAGGAAAAACTAAGTATGGAATAACTGAGGAAGAAGCAAGAGACTTTGGATATAAGGGAAATATGCAAGATTTAACAAAGGATTTTGCAAAAAACATTTACCTTAAAAAATACTATTTAGGAAACAAGCTAGATAAAGTTGTAAATGACAAAGTGGCTTTATCAATATGCGACTGGGCAGTTAATTCAGGAAGAAATGGAACAAAAAACGCACAGATTGCTATAAACCAATTGACAAATGCAAATCTTGATGTAGACGGAATAATCGGAAACAAAACATTAGATGCATTAAATGCAGTAGATCCTGAAAAATTTTTAGAAGTTTATCATAACTTACAAAGAATCTATTACAAAGGAAAAGTTGAAGCTGACAGGACTCAAGAAAAATTTTTGACAGGATGGCTGAACAGGGTTCAAAGAAAGGAGGAGTATTTGAGAGACCGGGATAAGGAAAATGTAGTAACAGAGAACAAAACATATTCTTTCAGCCAAACAAGTCTGGACAAAATGGAAAAAGTACATCCAAAGCTGGTTGAAGTTATGAAAGAAGCAATTGAAAATAGCCCATTTGATTTTAGAATTACAGACGGAGCTAGGACAACGGAAGAACAGTTTGCCTTGTATCAAAAAGGCAGAACTTTACCTGGACCAAAAGTAACAAATTGTGATGGGAAAAAATTTAAATCTAATCATCAAATAAAATCTGATGGATTCGGACATGCTGTCGATATTTTCCCTTGCGGAGTTATTGAGAATGGTGTGTACAGAAAATTTACATCTGAAGAAGGGTATGACGAGAAAAAATTAAAATTGATTGCAAATCATATTCTAGCAGTAGCAAAAAGTAAAAATATAAATGTCGAATGGGGTGGAAACTGGAAAATGAAAGATACACCACATTTTGAACTGAAGTAATGTACAAATGGCTTGAGTACAAGCTGAATACAAGCGTTAAAAACAATTTTGGTATAAATGGCTGGCTAGCAAGAAAAAATTCACTGTAAAGCTTGCTAGCCACATTAGAAACGATATTAATAAAAACAAGGAAAAGGGAGAGATGAAAAATGGATAAATTAGCGGCAAAAATATATTTGACAGGTAAAATTTTAGAATTAGGAAAAACTTTAATCTATAAAACGGAAATAGTTGCAAAAGGAAAAGCTGGAGCAGAAAAATTTAATCAAGTGTATGAAGGTTTTTGGGATAAATTAGAAGAGTTATTGGAAAAAGAAAAAACAATTGACAGAAAATGGATTCCTAACTTTGCTGAAGAAGTTGGGGAAGAAGTTCTGACAGAAGTCTTAAAGGAAGCTAGAAAAACATTTGACTTAAAAGTTATATTGCAGCAAATTTTCGATGTAGAAAAAGCAGGAAACAAAAACATACTTTAAAATTCATAAATAAGGAGCAGAAATGGAAAATTACTTGGTAGATGTGGTATTTATAGCGTATGGTCTAATTTTAGGAACATTAGGGAATTTGCTGTACAGGGTAAACAATCACTTGAAAATAAATCCGATAGCGGTTAGGCTTCTGTACGGAATAATGGCATTGGCTTTATATGTTCTGATGTATTTAGGATTACTGAAAAAGATTCCTGAAATAGATATTGTAGTGATGTTGCTGATAATTGTTGTAGGATATTTTGTGGAACTGATAATCGAAGTTCTTGAGGACAAAGTGCCAAAGGCGTTGGACAGGCTTATTGATAAATGGTTAGGTGGTGGGAACAATGGCGATAGTTGGGGCAAAAAAGACGATTAG